GGACAAAAAGAGTTCCGTGTTAATAAAGATTATGCAGATTTATTAATTGAAGATGGAAATATTAAGAATTTATAATTACATTTGTTTTAATCCCACAAATAAAACCATTTAAAAATGAGACAAGATAGTTTTCAAGCTTCAGATTTGTTAAAAATGATACAAGATAATTTTGACAATCAATATTATAATAATGAAATAGGCGCAACCTCATCTGTAGAGGAAGGATTTGATAAAATACCAACGTACTACCTATCTGATGGCATTGAAGCATCTAAGGTAGTCGCAGCGTTTCAGGGTGACAACTACAACATAGGAACTGCACTAACTTACTTAATGAGGGCTGGTAAAAAGGTTTACGTTAATAGTTCTCCTAGAGATAGTATGGAAGCTGACATTAAAAAAGCAATTAACCACTTGAATTTTGAACTTGATAGACTAAAAAATTATGGATAAAGTTGATAACAAAAAATCTAAATACTACAGATATGGAGAGTATAGAGATGAAGTTGCTGGATTAAAAGAAAGTTATGGATATAGCTCTAGGAAAATTGCTAAGATAGTTTCTGAAAAATATCCAGAAAAAAGTATTAATATAGAAAACTTTGCAAAGGCAATTAGGTCTGGTAAATTTATTCCTAGGTCTATTGTTGATGAGTCCCTACATCGTAATAATCTACACCCATCTGACAACTGGAAGGTTGCTTGGATTAAAGATAAGGAAACGGGGACATCTACACTTGTATCTAATCCTGACTACAAAAATACAGAGACGGTTGACTACGATAAGATTAGGGAGACGCTAATATCTGATTTAAAAGAACACTCTCCTATTTATCCAACAATTAAAAGGAGTAAGTCTAAAGATGGTTACTGCTTGGTTCTAGACCCTGCCGATATTCATATAGGAAAGTTAGCTACTTCTTTTGAAACTGGAGTAGACTATAATAGTCAGATAGCTGTCAAGAGGGTTAAGGAAGGGGTACAAGGAATATTAGATAAGTCTTCTGGATTTGAAATTGATAGAATTATCTTTATTGGAGGCAATGATATTCTCCATACAGATACTCCTCAAAGAAAGACTACTAGTGGGACGCCTCAAGATACTGATGGAATGTTTTATGAGAATTTTCTAACCGCTAAGAAGCTTTACGTTGACATATTAGAGATGCTTATAACTGTAGCAGATGTGGAGTTTGTATTCAATCCATCCAACCATGATTATATGTCTGGGTTTATGCTTGCTGACGTTATAAAGACTCACTTTAGATTATCTAAGAATATATCTTTCGACTGCTCTATAGCTCACAGAAAATATTCAACTTACGGTAACTCATTAATAGGTACAACTCATGGCGATGGAGCTAAACAAGTAGATTTAGGGCAACTTATGAGTATAGAAGCAAAAGAGCATTGGGCCACTTCGGAGCATAGATACTTTTATACTCATCACGTTCACCACAAAACAGCGAAAGATTATATTTCCGTAACCGTTGAGAGCTTACGTAGTCCTAGTCCAGCGGACTCTTGGCATCACAGGAATGGCTATGTAAACAAAAGTGCTGTAGAGGGATTCATACACAGCAAAACAGAAGGTCAGGTAGCTAGATTAACTCATTTTTTTTAAGCCATGAAGGAGGAAGATTCAAACCTAATAGAAGTGTGGTATAGCTATGGAGTTAATGGCGTACTAGAGTCAACAGAGTATAAAGTTAATGGAGAACTTGTTGATGTTAATCACTCTCTACAAAGTCTGTTATACTATCAAGAAGTTGTAATGAAATTAAAGAACATTAAAGTGATAAAACGGTGCAAGATTTGTATTTAATAAAAAAATAGGTAATTATATTAAACCTCCTACAACTATGATGAAAAGAAAATTTAAAAGAAAGAAAGGACCTGTACAAGCAAATAAGGTTGAGTATGATGGTGTAAAGTTTGCATCGGGACTTGAGAAGTATATGTATATAGCGCTTCAGAAAGCTAAGATAGGATTCAATTATGAGTATCGTTCATTTCAACTCCTACCAACATTTGAGTTTAACCAAGTGGCTTACGAAAGACAAGCTAATGGTAAGGGAGAGTACAAAAACAGAGGTAATAAAAAAATACTTGGTATAAAGTATACTCCAGATTTCGAGGGTTATGACTTTATTATAGAGACTAAGGGTAGGGCTAATGACTCTTTCCCTTTGAGATACAAGTTGTTCAAGGCGTTGTTATCAATGACAGAACCATCCATAACATTATATAAACCTCAAAATAGAGCCGAGTGTGATGAGACAGTTCAGCTAATTTTAGAAAAACAAAAAGATGAGTCAAGACAAAAGGATTAATACAAGACTTAATAAGAGTACTTCTAGGAAAGGTTATTCCGAGAGGCAGCTTGCTAAGTGGGTTGCTTGGAGCTTTGACATTAACGGAAAGGTTTTATTTAAAGACTTAATTAAAAAACAAATAGAGTATAACATAATAAAAGAATAATGAAAGAAGAAAAAAGAGCTTGGTCACTAGGAATAGGGCTGTACCCTGGAATACTTTTAGGGTTTAGAACCTACGACCAAGGAGACCACGATATGCACGTATTATATTTCCCATTCGTGGAATTTGAGTTAATAATTTATAAATAAAAAAATGAAATCACAAAAAGCAAGCAGGGTAGACCTAGCAGAAAAAAAGATTAAAGCCTTAACAAATGTTATACAAGGTATAATGAATGACATGGCTCAGATGAAAGACTTATCAATAGGTACGTTGGAAACAATTAAACTAATGCCCGATTATGATGAGGCACTTGACGAGTTAAAAAAAAACCTAGAAGTAGAATTAGAATTGACAAAAAAAACATAATGGAAATATCAAATAAAATATTATCAGACATTACAGTATACATGAAGTATGCTAAGTTTATTCCAGAATTAAGCAGAAGAGAAACTTGGTCGGAGCTGGTTGACAGAAACAAAGCAATGCACGTAAAAAAATACCCTAAGCTAGAGAGTCAGATTGACGAAGCTTACGAGTTAGTGTATGACAAAAAAATACTACCATCTATGAGGTCGTTGCAGTTCGGTGGCAAGTCGATAGAAATATCACCCAACAGAGTTTACAATTGCGCTTACCTACCAATAGATAGCTTGGATTCTTTTAACGAAACAATGTTTCTCCTTCTTGGAGGTACTGGAGTAGGGTATTCAGTACAAGACCATCACGTAAACAAACTTCCATCCATAAGTAAGCCTCATGCCAACAGAACTAAAAGGTTTTTAATTGGAGATTCAATAGAAGGATGGGCTGACGCTATTAAGGTTTTAATGAAGTCTTACATGGGAGACAAAAGAAGTTCTAAAGTTGATTTTGATTATTCCGACATTAGAGTTAAAGGCGCTCAGTTGGTAACATCAGGAGGTAAAGCTCCAGGACCTCAGCCACTTAGAGAGTGTATATTTAACATTACAGCGGTTCTTGATTCAAAGACTCATGGAGAACAACTAAGTACAGTAGAAACTCACGATATAGTTTGTCATATTGCAGATGCTGTTTTAGCAGGAGGCATAAGAAGAGCAGCTTTAATAGCCTTATTCTCTGCTGACGATGATGACATGATTAGCTGTAAGTCAGGTAGCTGGTGGGAGTCAAATCCACAAAGAGGTAGAGCCAACAATTCCGCAGTATTAATGAGGCATAAAGTTACAGAAGAGTTCTTTATGAACTTATGGAAACGTGTTGAACTTAGTAATGCAGGGGAGCCTGGAATATATTTTAACAATGATAAAGATTGGGGTACAAATCCATGCTGCGAGATTGCATTAAGACCTTTTCAGTTTTGTAATCTTTGTGAAGTTAACGCATCTAATATTGAATCTCAAGAAGATTTTAATAATAGAGTTAAACACGCAGCTTTCATTGGTACATTACAAGCAGGATACACAGAGTTTCACTACCTAAGAAGTATATGGCGAGAGACTACTGAGAAAGATGCCTTGATTGGTGTGTCAATGACTGGTATTGGTTCAGGGTCTGTTTTAAAGTACGACATGACGGAAGCAGCGAATATCGTGAATAAAGAAAATGATAGAGTTGCCAATCTAATTGGAATAAATCCTGCGGCTAGAACAACTACAGTCAAGCCCGCTGGGACTACTTCTCTTGCACTAGGAACATCTTCAGGTATTCATGCTTGGCATAACGATTATTACATCCGTAGAATACGTGTAGGGAAGAATGAATCAATGTACCAGTACTTATCTAGGCATCATCCAGAGTTAGTCGAAGACGAATATTTTAGACCACACGATACTGCTGTAATTAGTATACCTCAAAAAGCACCTAAAGGTTCTATCTTAAGAGATGAATCGCCTTTTGATTTATTTGAAAGAATTAAAAAGGTTGCTCAAGAGTGGGTTGTTCCAGGACATAGAAAAGGTTCTAATACACATAATGTTTCAGCCACAGTTTCTTTAAAAGCAGACGAATGGGATAAAGCAGGTGAGTGGATGTGGGCTAACAGAAATCATTACAACGGATTATCTGTACTACCTTATGATGGAGGAACTTATATTCAAGCACCATTTGAGGACATCACAGAAGCTGAATACCACAAAAGAATGAATCACTTAGTTGATGTTGATTTGATTAACATACTAGAGGTAGATGATAACACCAATCTATCAGGAGAGATTGCTTGTGGGGCAGATGGTTGTGAGGTTAAATAAATAAAAAATTAATTAAGATGGAATTTAGAGAATACATTATAGAGGCTTACGGAAGTTCGGATGAAATCCTATTTGCTGATGGTCTTGATGAAGCTATCATAGGGTTTGAACAAAACTTATGGAAGGTTGTGTACAGCAAAACAAAGTGTATACACACTTTAGTTGAGGATGGTATGGATGAAGAGGAGGCTATTGAATACCTTGAATACAATACATTCTCTGCTTATGTTGGAGAAAAAACCCCTATATGGGTGGATGACTTCAATTAATAGTAATTATGCTATACGATATGTAATACATTAAACATCGTAAAAAACGCCAGTAAAATTAATTACTGGCGTTTTTTTGGTTAGAAGCCCTAGGTCTGATACGCCTATTTCTTTTTGCTCCCTTTCTTTATCTTCCCTACATTCTTTGAGGAAGTTTTCTTTCTCTTAAAGCTTTCCTTTTCAGACTTCGTTAGTTCACTAGCCGTAGTCGGTGTATCTTTTGATATTCTTTTACTTGGTCTACAAGCAGGGTATCCCTTTCTTTTCTCACCACTAGACCTACCACAAGGCTTTCCAGTCTTTATATCAACCCACTTCTCTTTAAACCATCTGTTTAAGTTTCCTTCAGTCTTTGCCATTACTTTTTCTTTTTAGAACCACCAAACTTACTTGGACCTCCAGCCTTCGTACACTGAACTCCCCACCCAGACGCATACGCACTAGGCCATACTTTAAACTTGCTCTTAGCCGCCCTTTTACACGCAGCAGATATAGCGTTAATGCCATTACCTTTAAACCTAGTAGCACTCATCTTAGGGCCTCCTCGTAGTGCTTTAAAGTCTGATGACTCAATAGTGCCGTCATTGTCTACGTCTAATTTCTTTTGCTTGTCGGTTAGTTGTTTCATAGCTACTTTTTCTTTTTACTGTATGTGTTATCTCCTTTCTTATTATACCTTCCGTCTGGAAGTATTTTTTTTAGTTTAGAGTTATCTATGACCTCCATCTTTTTATTTGCTGGTCTATCCATAGCTCCAACAATTGACCCTGCAAAGTTATTTGTTAAGTCTTCGGCAGTTTCAACTATAGTATCGTAAATTGGTTTACCTTTCTTTATGCTTGCGTATCCTGCCTTAGCTTCGTGTGCAGCACCTAGAATGTTAGAAACCCCAACGCCAACTAATTTATTTACAGTGGAATTTGAGAATGGAATCATATCAAGCTTATTTCTTACACCCTCTGTAGTGTACTGAGCTGTAGTCATATGCCTAGCTCTATCTCTCCCCTTGTCAAACTTGCCCCCCTTATCTGAACTATACCTAGCTTCTACCTCATCAACAGCTCTCTTTGGGTTACCTAAGAAGTCGTTAACTTTTGACTCTAAAGTTTTAGGAGTTTCTTTTTTTCTTACATCTATGGGTCCTCTTTTGGATATTAATTCTGATTGTTTACTAAAAACTTTTTTAGCAGATAACTCCCGCCCTAGTTGTGGCAATCCGTTCATTTTGTATGTCATAGTTATTTATTTCTATTTGGTTGATAAGATTTAGATACACCTAATGATTTGAACAGACTTTCATCATCAAAACTTCCAGTCATTGGATCTAATAATGCTCCTTCAAATATATCTGTATTTGCCCCAATAACAAAGTCTACAGTATTTTTAGTAGCTCTTGCGTAGTCTTCCTCTTCAACAGATTTAGCTGTATTAATTACAAATCTATCCAAAGGTCCTGCATATCCCGTATTATACCTTTTTCCTTCTATAGCATTTTTTAAAGCTGCAATACCTGAACCGATTAATGGTATTGTTTGGAGTTGATTCATAAAGAACATAGCATAAAGCATTTCTGTATAAACATCATCCTTATCATCTTCGTCTCCAAATAATAATTTGAATATATTTGACACTGCAACAAATAATACGTTAGAAACGCCAGCATTTAGGTATACACTTCTTATGTCCCTCTTACTTGGCATCTTTTTATTATCAATATCACTTTTTATATTGCGACTCGCTTGAACTACCTCGTTAATTTGTAAGATAAATGTACTAGAGAACATTGTTACTAATCTAAGAATAGGCTGCTCTCTTGCGGAAATTTGAATTGTAGATAGCTCTGTCTCTCTTCTTGTCTGCTGTGTTCTGTTGTAATCATTGAATGCCTCTACAGCCTCCTCTTGACTCATACCATTTTTAATATTTCTATTGTATACAGCCATATAGCCCATAACACCGATTATATCCCCAGCCGTTGTAGGGAATGTTTTAGCTATATTCCAAGCGTTACTAAGTGGACTACCCTTTTTTGATTCTATCCCTATACCACTCTCTAGTCCAGCAACGTCACCCTTTAATGCTCCCTCAACCCTTTGATTGAATATTCCTGACATAGCCCTAGCTTTTCTAAGGTTGGTTCTAAACATAAAGAACATAGATGCTAAGTCAAATGAAAATCCAAGAAAGTCAGCTCCTAATGACCCGAAGGTCTTCGCTACTCCCTTTTTTCTAGATAGACTATAATCTGAGTATGCATTAACTAGAGATATAGATTGTTTAGCTATCTGCATTAACTTAAATCCAAGGGTTACACCATAAAATTTATTCATTATCCCAGTAACAGCACCTGATGGTGGGCTAAGTGGATTTATTGCGAAATTTATAAATTTATCCATTAATTTCTTGTACCCACTTTCTTTTAATAAAGATTGAACAAAGTCAAATGACATTATCTTAGATATAGTTTTAACCCCAGACGCATATCCCTTATACCTCTCCATCTCCCTAATGTGAGAGTCAAGCTCTCCAGTAAATGTTAGATTTAATTGTATTCCACCCTTTAGGTTAATACGACCCAATACGGCTGATGGTAGAAGTTCTGCAAAAAACTTACTAGCAAAATCATCTACATCAAAGTTTTTAGTTTTTGGCTGGGCTAAAGACTTCGTTGGAAAATAGTTTTCAATTCTTTCAAGGAATACACCATTTACATCTGTGTGTACCTTATTCACTCCCTCATAATAATCGTTAGAAAGATACTCTACTATTCTATTTGCAAAATCAACAAGTTGAGGTCCTAAGAAATCTTCTATTTCCTTTAATGTCTTATCGGTAAATCCTTGAGTTCTTAATTTTTGCCTTTGAACCTCATTAAGACTTAGTGCATAAGCCCTAAGAAGACCATCCTTGGTGAGTGTAATTCCTTCTATGTCCTGAACTTTAGATTGTGCATCAATATAACCCACCTGCTCTTTTAATATTTGCTCGGCAGTTGCATTTTTTCTGCTCATTATGTCATTAACTTGAGCCTTTATAGCCTTTGGCTTTTTGTTTAAAAAGAACATCCTATTAGATACCATATCTGCTATATCTTTCTTGGCATCATCTATAGTTTTATAATCCCCATCCTTTATCTTTCTTTTTATGGTATCTATGTCTACTCTAGTTTCGGATTCAACACCCTTTATAAGCATACCCTTACCGTTAAGCATTTTTCTTATCTCTCTATAGCCCCCAGTGATGCCATCAATAGAATTTGATATGTCATCTAACTTGTTTATTTGGTCTGTATATCCAGATAAAAATGCCTCTTTCATTCTGTTAAGGCGTTTGTATATGTTTTCTTGAAAGAAATTGCTTGATTTACCTTTATCAAGAGCATTCGATGCATTCCCTAAATGAAGAAGGTTATCTTTTATGAGATTTGGTATTAATTGTAAAATATCCTTACTCCATATCTTATCTATCAGAGCATTTGTAGCATCAACAAATTGTTTATCCTTAAACATTTGAGTTATACTCTTAGGATTTTTAGCTATTACGTTTGTGTTCTTTAATGTTTTGTCAATATTATAAAGACCCCTCCAATTGTTTTTAACATCCCTATTGCCTTGCTTGTATAAATCTGAAATCTCTTTAGCTCTCTTGGCTCTCTCTTGTTTTAATCTAACAGATGACTCTTTCTTTACATCACTTATAGCTTCTTCAAGTAGGGTAAGCTCATCAAGATACATATTTAATATATCAGAGAATGTATCAAACGCATACACTTTATCTAATAACTTTTGTTCAACAACCGTAAGTTCCTCCCCTACTGCTTCTTTTGCTAATGCTTCATCTATAGCTTCAACATCAGATAGCTCTTGAGCAATATTAATTAAGGCATCCTTATCATTATCAATGGCAAACTTTAATATTCTTTTTGCTTCTTCAAAAAATGATACTCCCTGTGCATCTAGTGTTTTTGCTTTCCTTTTTCTTTCTCTTCCAGCCTGTTTAGCTACGGCTGCATATTCATCAACTTTTTTGGAAATACTTATTATTTTTGCTTTTCTAGACTGTTCTGTTTTCTTGTCTACTAACTTAAAAACCGTTTCTATATTTTTTAAATGATTTGTAGCATTAATATTATTTATAACGCCATTCATTTGTTTAAGCTCTCCTTTAGTATATGATATATTGGCTGGCAATACATTAAATATAAATCTTCTTGCGTCATTCTTGAGGTTCTTTAAAAACTTAGCATCCTCCTTTAGATTTAATATATTATCTTTAAGTGCCTCTTGTTTTGCTCTAAAAGCCTCGTCCCTTAGTGCTAACTTATTAATCATACTGGAAATAATATCTGCCTGAGCCAATACATTATCTTGACTTATTTTACCAACTTCCAATATAATTTTTTTCACAGGTGAGGTCTGAGGAACGTCTTTTAACATTTTCCGTAACTCATTTTGGAATGTTGTTATATCTTTTACTGCCTCCTTCCTAGAGTTAATTTTTCTTTTTATATTAGAGATTCTTTCTTGAACTGTTTTGTTTGCCCTTGTTTTTAAGGTCCTATCAAACGAAACAATAAGTGAGTCCTGTATTGCTTCAGTTTGACTTTGGAATATAGGGTTTTTCTCTAATAACTCTTTTGCCTTCTCTCTAATTTGAGCTAGTGTTGGAGAGGATATAGTCTCATATGAATCTGGTATTGGATACTTTTTAAGTATCTCATCATCTGTAAATTCAAATATTGATGGGTTAACATTCCTTAGTTGATTAGCCCTAGACTTCTTCTCTTTTGCTGTTAGTTTTGGGGTCTTAATTTTTTTTCTTTTCCCTTTAGCAAATTGGCTTAACTTCTTTCTTGTATCTCCAAATAATTCAGCAGCATCATTTATGCCTCCCTTAATACTTGAAAATTCATTAGGCATTTTTACATCAACAATAAGCAATGTCATTGCATTATTAATATCTGCAACCTTAAACCCTCGCTTCTTTAAAAGCAACTTTATAGATGCATCAGAAAACTTTTCACCCCTTCCATAGTTTATTATATCCCCCATAGATTTCTCTGGTACAACCATAAGTTGGAGCTGTTCGCCAAGGGATTTTACCTCGGCCCCTGCAAACGCTTCGTTTTCAGACATAATATCTACCGTAACA